CTCAACGATAATATACACAAAGCTGCATATGCGTACACCCTGCAATCGAGTGCTTCATTTCGCGCACGGGTTTTTATAAATTCCCTGCGCGGAAAGCCCTTATGGTATTTTGTTACAATTTTTTCGCTGCTTGCAAGCTGCTTAAAATACTCATCTGGCCTATCCGCAGGAAAATGACAAAATCCTGCACCTTCTGATTGTATCCTAAGTCGTGAAAAAATCAATTCCTTGATGTTGTCAACACCAACAGTAAATAATTTTATTTTTCCAATGTTATTTTTTGTTGGCCTAGAAACTAATGGCCTTTGCTCACCAGCCATACCTTTAATGGCAAAAATGCGTTTACCTTCGCGCGGCCTGACAAAGTTGTATACTGCTTGCGTATAATGCCCGCCGCTATCTATACAAGTCGCCCTAACTCCTAGTTGCCTACCATTTTCTGTTTCAAAACTGCTGTTTAAAATACTATCAAGATCATTCCACAAATGTGGAGTGCTAGGGTCACCATATAGCGTATGATATGCCAACGACCAACTTTCTTCATCCCTGCCCCATCCCACGAGTTCTAGTTCGATACGATCGTCTTGCACATCAACGCCAGCAGTAATAACGACAATGCCTTCATCTAGAGTATCACCGAACACTTCGGCACGTTCTGCTACAGCATAATCATCAATCCTTTCACCTTGATCTTCCCAAGTCTCTGCAAGATATACATTGCAAAACACGCGAAGGGTGTCAGGCATCTTTTTTGCAGCTAAAAACTCGCGCGCAGCATCTGCTAGCGGTGTCCAAGGTGAATAAATGCCATTTAAGTGAAACCCAGCAGTTTTTACGTTTGGCCGTTCCGCTATCCATTCCCCATTGCGCACAGCTCTATATCTGTCTGCATCATCCCATACGCTGCCGCAAGCCTCACAAATATAGCTTGCGGTTTCTGGCTGATCTTTTTCCCACTGCACTTGTGACCATTTTAAGGTTTGTTTATGCCCACAATCGTGGCAAGGCACAAAATAACGTCTTTTATCGCTTTCTTCATAAGCTGCCTCAATTCTAGACGCACCTTTGTTAGTTGGGGTGCTAACCATTACAATTTTGCGGTTATATGTAAATGTTGACGTTCTTTTTCGGCCTAGGTCTATCGGATCGCCTTCTGTGCCTGCTGATGGTGGGTAACGATCAACCTCATCAAAAAAAACACAACGAACCGGCCTAGATGCCAGCCCTGCCGGTGAATTAGCCCCGACAATAGCAATATAACCGCCTACAAATGATTTTTGCAGCAAAGTGTTGCCGCTATCACGGCTGCGTGGGTCTTTTACTGCATTTTTTAAAACTGGCGTATCACGCAACATAGGTGACAATCTGTCATTACTCCAAGTCTTTCCCATATCAACAGTTGGTTGGACAACCAGCATTGGGCTTGGGTCTTGTGATATATAATAGCCGACAGCATTATTAATTATTTCTGTTTTGCCAATTTGCGCACCAGTCATAAAAACAACTGTTTCTATAGATGGGTCAGAAATAGCTGCCATCATCCCGCGCTGGTATGGCGCGCGGTCAGTTGACCAAGTGCCAGCTTCTGCGCTGCTTTCTCGTGAAAGCACGCGAAACCTATCTGCCCATTGATCTACAGTTAAATCAGGTGGGGGTGCTAGGGCTGATAGAACTTTCTGTGCTATCTTCGCTAGGTTCGGTGCTACGCAAAGGCTCAGTGACTCTGACTTGAACGTTTGCGATTTCTTTGAGGGCATCGTAAATGTTGTCCTTTAAGATATTTTTTACCTCAACCAGTTTTTCGGCTGCATAAACTTCTGGCGCAACCCTTTGTGGAAAAGCTAACAATTTTTGACGCATATTTTGTGTTACGTCAACCCAAGCTCTTTCAATATCGCTTGCTGGCACAAGCTGCTCTTGAATTTGTTCTCGTTCCATTTCAGCCATATCTGCCCTTGCTTTTGTAAGCCTAGCCCTATGTGCTGCATAATCATCACCCTTAATATCTGCTCGTAACGCACGCTCACGCAAATATTTTATGTATGCACGAACAACTAAAACTAATTCATAACGCCCCCTAGAATGGCGCGGGATAATACCTTCATTAACAAGCTGATTAACCCTTTGCGGCGTTAAATCTAAAATCTTGCAAATATCATCTAATGGAAAGGTTTGGTTTGCCATTTAAACAACATTTGGAGCGTGCGGGTCAGTGCTGCCCTGCCGCTGTGCTAGTTGGTCACCAGCCATCGCCTGCTTCACACGCTTTGGGTAAGGTTGTGCTAAATTTTCTATTTGTTTTGCAATTTTCTTATCAAGTGGAAACAAATATCTGTGTTTAGAAATTCTGCGAATATCTGACAAAATGCCTCTTTTCAATAATTCTTCTTCACTTAACTTATATTTTTTTCTTATTTCCCCGACAACTCTATTTGGTATTCTTCTTCCTTTATAAACCGCATCAGCATTTGCATTTGTTTCACCAGCATAAACCCAGTTTGTTGCTTGATAAATCCCGCCGTGATGATTTTCAGACTGTGCTGCGAAAGAAACAATAAGCCTTATGCCAGAATTAGATTTTTTTAGAAATTTAATAGCAATTGATAAAATGCGGCTAACAGGTGTTTTGTGGGTGGTTAAAGCAACTCTAGTTAGCTCTATACATTCATCTTGGCCTAATCCATATTTTGCACCCAAAAACTTTGCTGTGCCTCGGCTAAAAATTACACAGCCTATGTATTTGCCATCTTCCCACGCGCCAACCTTTACTAGCTTGCCTATGGGAATGCACTTGCTATAGTGCCAATTTTCACAAGCAAACTTTGCCGCTTGATGGGTTGCCCAATCTATTTTTAATTCTGTTTTACTCATAATCTCTAATGTTAAAAGTTGATTGACAATGAGGGCATTCGATGTACTTAGGGTCTAATTTATCTAGCTGCCCTTGATCATCTTCTGTTCCAGCATCAAAGTTTATATCACCAAGAAAAATGGAAATCTCATCATCTGAAAAACCAGTTTTGGATAAATCAAAATTTAATTTGTCTAAATCCTTAATTTCTAATGCTAGCATTTCATCGTCCCAGCCAGCATTTAAAGCTAATTTGTTGTCAACTATAACGTAAGCCTGTTTTTGTGTGTCTGTCAAATAATCCAGCCGCAAACAAGGAACCTCTTTCATTTTAAGGCGTTGTGCTGCTAATGCTCTGCCGTGACCGGCAATTATCATATCATCAGCATCAATTAACACTGGGTTCGTAAAACCAAACTCTTTTATGCTGCTGCAAATCTGAGATATTTGCTCATCGGAATGCGTCCGCGAATTTCGGGCATAAGGGATTAATTTTGCTATTTCGACATATTCTATTTGCTGTTTCATTTCCACTCCTTTGAAATTAAAACGCTTTTTAAATTTCTACCACTAAAAAAATGTCGGGCTTAGAAATACCCCGCAAGAGCTTGCTGGCCAAAGTACCTTTTTACTTGGCAGTACGCATAGCATATCTAAATGCGTTGTTAAAATCTTTTTGCACATTAGCCCTAACATACTTAGTCGTTAGCCCATAATAATCATAGATTTTGCGTGATGTTTTAATTCTAGCAAAGTTCAATATCTTTTTTGAGTAATTTCCTTGCCTTTCTCTAATGCCTACAGCTTTGCCATTTTTATAAGCAACATAATATTTCTTCTTCTTCTTTCGCCTGCCAGTAAAACTTTGATCACCTAATGCACCCACCTCGCTTAATATCTTTGCATAGGTTGATGGCTTTATGTTCCCATATCTATTTAACTCAGCATCATCTGCAGGTGCTGTACCATATCCAGCAGAGATTAAGCCTTTGCCCATTAGCCTTCTTTCGTGCGGCTTTTGTTTGCGCATTGTGCCAAAGATATGTGGACCGAGATACCTATCTGCTGGTGTGCCTTTACCGGCAAACTCTGCCAAGAAGATAGCCGATTTAATCGGTGTGTCTCTTTTATCTGCTGGCAAGTATTTTAACGCGCCTACAGTGTAAGGTGTCGGCCTGTCAAATACTGAGCGCATTTCCTTCTTCTGCGCTCTAATTGCTCCCTGTGCTGTTCTAGTAAGGCCAAGAGCAATAGCAAAAGGTAATTGTTTGCGCTCTAAGTTAGTTAGCTTTTTTAATACGTCATCAGCGTTATGCTTAATAACAAAGCCAAGACCACCTCTGCCAGATACATCAACTCTAATCTTTTCCATTAATGTGCCGTTTCGTTTTCCAGTTCCAATATTACTACAGTGCCGTGGCAATCACGCGCATCAAAGATAATGCCATCACATTCTGTACAATTTATTGTGCCGCTATTAGCTTCTACAACTGCATAAGTGCTTTCGCCACATATGCCGCAATCGACTTCATTCTCAAAGAATAGCACATAATCCATCTGCTGACATTATCCGCAAAACAAAAGGCGGTCAATGCCGCCCCTTGCCCCCTTCCTTATTGTTGTGGATTTTCTATTAACCCGCTGCCAAAACAAACGTCGCAATCATCTTGCACTTCGCTACCACACGGGTCGTTTGCTCCCCGCTTGCCTTGCCAATATATTAGCCAACCATCGCCGTTGCATTCTGGACAGGTAATTTCGTCATTCTCCATTACCCCACCTATCGGTTGTCATTTGAAATTGATAACGGATTTCATATAAAGAATTTTGCAGCTTTCTGGGCGTATCTCCAGAAAGGTCAAACATTTCGCTCCATTCCATAACAAACTCTTGTAAGGCAATATGTGCGTTTTTCAATGCTTTTGCTTGTTCTTTTGTTAGTGCATTTATTGCTTTTATTTGTTCTGCTTCTATTTTTTCACGCTCAATTTGCCATTCTGATTTTTTAGCCATTATTTGCCCCCTTCAATAATACGATCTAACACCGGCACTAATTGATCGCAGTAAACGTCTTTAACGATTTCTAGCGTTTTGATTTTAACAGTGCCTTTGCTTTTGAAATATTGATACGCTTGCACCATATAAGTGTCATTCGGCATTAGGCTAATCATAACACTTCCTTTGTGTATCTTTCCATTAACTTTAAAATCTAAGCCGCCTAACCGCTTTTCATTTTCGGGAAGTGATATAAAACTTTGTGCGCCGTATGCGGCGAAAGCCCAAGGATCAACAGCCTTAACTTGATCCATTATTGTTTCTGCAACGTGTCTTTCCATTTTACCCTCCAAAACGCGCCATTAACGCCCAAATATTG